GCATAGTCCGTCTTCTGCTCCGGCGTGCCCTTGGCGAGCTTATAGGCCGCGATAGCCAACTGCGCCCGCGGGAAAGCCTCTGCCCAGCCAGCCGTGGCGCTCGCCATATGCTGGAGCTTCGACCATGTACCGACTTGCTCCGTGCCGCGCTCGGAAAGCATCTGGCTGAAGCCATTGGTGATGGTCCCGGTGTCCACCAGGTGCATCAAGAACTTCTTCAGCTCGGGGCCGACACCGTCGAGCAGCTCCGGCTTGATGGCATAGTCTGCCGCGCCCGTGCCGCGCATCGCCCACATGAACTTCAAGGCCGGGGTCGTTGCCTGGGTCAAGGCTTTGTACGTGGCGACGGCGCTGTTGCGCTTCATCAACTCAGGTGCTGAGAGCGTCATCCACTGAGAAGCCTGCATCAAATAGTAATGCGGCGACACGCCGATGAACCACGGGTGAGCGAACTTGGTCGCGGCCTGCACAAAGCTGTTGGACTGCCGCGGGTTCAACGACGGCGTCCGCCGGAGAATTTCCTGCGTCACATCGTGCAGACGATCGGCCAGCGCAACGTCTTTGCCTTCGGTGTATTTGGACGCGGTGTCCACAATGTCCTTCAACGCCGCCGCCTGTTCGTCATGCGCGAGGAGCTGCGACACAGAACGCATCTTGGCGGCGTCTGCCGCCGCCAGCCCCTGCATGATGTTCTTCGTGAACCCGATAGTGTTCGGGGCGGGATAGGCAAACATCTTGTGCGCGGTGAGATCGCCCACCATGGCCGCCACCTGCTCGCGGATCTTATCGCGTGTTTCCCGGTCGCCGACATCGAACCGGCCACCCTCCTCCAGGTCACGCATGAGCAAATCGGTTATCTTGGGCGACAGGGTCGAACGCGCATCGGCATCGCCCATCTGCCCGTTTCGGGTCGTCATGCCAGGCTCGAGATGGCCCTCACTGCGCAACTCCTCGACCAGATCGCGTAGGCGCTGCGCCTGATCCAGACCTTCGACACGCATAAACGCGTGGTTGTCACCACGAGCCTCGATCCCGACATCCCGGAAGCCGCTATTCTGGAGCTTCGATGCAAGCGCCGCGACCGCCTCCGGCGCCGGGGTTACGCCGTCGGTGGTGCGCAAGAAGGTCGAGACGTAATGATCACCCAAGCGCCCCAGCTCCAACTGCGGTGCGCGGTCCATGGCGGCCATCTTGTCGCGCGCGATGTTGCGCGCCTCGATCAGAGCGGCATGTTCCTGCGCAACGCGCTCCTGCGCCTTTGCCTGCGCTGCTAAGGTCTTCTCAGGTGTGCCTTGGGGCTTTACACCGAGAATGGCTTGCTGGCGCTGCTCGGCCAGAAACCGATCAACCTCCGCTATGCGGTCCGCCGCGGCATTCTGCCAGAAACTATGGTGCGCCAATGGGTCGCCGGCGATACCCTGTGCGTTATAATTTCGCAGCAAATCGATAAGCTGTGGGCTATCAAGCCCACTAGCCTGCCCGGCCTTGGCCAGAAGTCCAGCGATGTTCGCCAGATCATGCCCGTGACTGACCAGCACCTGATTGCGAAATGCGTCCTGAAGCGCGCCGGCCGGAAGCACACGATTGCCCGTCAAGTTCGTCAGGCTGCGTTTCATCGCCAAGGGTTGCCCCAGCGTGTTCCACGTCGCGTAGTCCTGCGCGTGGCGCGCGATCGCAGCCGGCTCCGTCACGTGCGGCTGCTCCGAGATCGGGCGTGTGGGGTCGTAACCGAACATGCGGCTGTTGACCATGGCCTGCTGCCAGCGGCCAGCCAGGTCCTGATCGCGCAGGGACGAGAGCCCTTCCGTCAGTGGGTCATGTGCACCGACAGCCACCCGATTGACGTTTTTGCTGAACTGGGTGCGCTGATCCTGTACCGTGTTGAAACGCTCGATCGGCAACTCCGGATGTGAGCGCGCCATACCTTGGAGGGAAGTGAGGATATCGGTCGCTCGGCCGATCTTGACCGGCATCTCCCGCCGCGTCCGAGCCGCGATCTGCTCAATCTTCTGCGCAGCCGTGCCTGCATAGGCAGCGACCTCCTCAGTCGCACTGAGCTGGTTCCCAATACGCCGGGCGAAACCTTCCATTGAGCCGCCAAGTGCGCGCGGCGCCGGCGCAACTTTCGTCGAGCGAAGAGCCTGCTTGTTGTCACGCACCCACTGAGCGACCTCATTGACCCCGAAGCCTTCGAACTTCTTGGCAAAGGAAGTCATCCCGATCGAGCGAAACACCCCGGCAATGGCCTTCTTGAAGTCGGCTACCCACCCGCGGAGGAAACTGGTAATTGGCCCGGACGCGCGGCTCGGCTCAGCCGCATGCGCCAACAATTCGTCAGCCAGATGGGCCTTTTCCGCGGTGGTCAGGTTGATCCCCTCCGCCGGCAAGTATCCCCGCACGCCCGCGCCGCCCGTAGGGCTCTCGCCCCATGTGTTGGTCCGCTTGGCCAACTTGATGAAGTGGTCAATGCCACCCATCCGATCGAACGCGGTCGCCAACGCAGTCTCAGTATTGGGACCGAGGCGCTCCTGCGTACCCAGATGCCCAAAGACTTCGTGCGCGATAGAATCCTCAAGGTCAGCGCGACTGCCGACCGCGGCACGATTGATCGTCACCTCGCCATTTTTGTCGTAGATGGCTTTGGTTTCGGCCGGGTTCCAACCGTTTGCGGCGTGAGCCTGCAAGATCTCCGGTGACATCTCCTCTGGGCGCACCAAATGGATGCGCGCCTGGATGTCCGGTCGCAGGCCGTTCATAAGCTGATCGAAATGCGAGGAGATGACAGCGTCAGGCGCGCGCGCCATCTGCCGCGGAGACTGCATGCGCAGGAGCGGCTCATCACCACCCTCAACCTGCGGGCCGGCAGGGTCTTCGATGCGCTGTGCGGGCGGCAAGGTACTGAGATCAGACAGCGGCGGCAGGTCCGCGTCGCCGGTCGTTAACGCGGTGATTTGCGCTTGATCAGGGACGGGAGCGGCCGGTCGCGCAGCGATGGGGCCTTCTGGGGTTTCGGGGCGTGGAGGGGCAATTTCGCTCCCGGCGGTGTCTCCGCCTCGAACTCCGCCGCCACTGACGGTTTGTTCTGGTACAGGAACGCTCGCTGGGCTTTGCTCTTGAACGGCATTGGCAGGCTCCACGTCTAGGAAATGCACTCGGCCATAATCGCCGAGCTGGATCGCACCGCGTCCGCGGCGGTCGCCGGGCTCCGCCGGCACCAACTGGTTCTCGGTATCGTCCACGTGGATCTCGCGCAGGGCTTGATCCGTGTCTTTCTGAGCGACACCCTCGTTTTTCATCTCCTCGCGGAGCTGGTCGATCGACACACGCCCGCCGTCCGGCCCCGCCAAGTCACGTGCGACAGCCATGACCCGGTCGGCCAAGGTAGCCGGCCCTTGCGCCTCGCCAGTATCCCGATAACTGACTGGCGGCTTCACCACATCGGCCTTCGAGAGCGTGAACCCAGTAGGCTCGGGCTGTGCCGTGAAGTTCTTGAGGATGTCGCCGATGCTCTTCGGCTTGACCTGCGGGATCTCGGTCGTGTCACTGCGGACATTGGCGTCCGTGAGCTGCGGAGTGGGCGCAGGCAGCTTCGGCCGAAGCTGTGTTGCAGCTTCTTGGAGTGCTTTGAGCTTCTCAAGCTGCTCGATGACGGGCTTTGGCGCGTTGTTCTGGAGCGCGGTATCCAGCTCTTGCGAGATATCACGCGGCTTACCATCCGCATCTACAATGCCGAGCCGCTCAGCGAGCCCCTGAAACGTCGGCGTCTTCGAGAACGGGGTCTGATTGGCCAGCTCGTCCACAAGCTCGTTGTAGACATGCGGGATAGAGGCCGGCCGATCGCGCGCAATGAAGTCGCTTTCCGGCCCGGTGAGGTTCGTCGTCGGCAGACCAATGCGATCCATGGCCTGCTGGAGCGCCGGAACCGGCGCCTGATCGTATGGGATGACTTGCCCGCCCTGCGGCGTATCGAAAGGACGCGGGCCTGCTCCCAAATCGGGAGCGACGGTCGTCTGAGCCGGCGTAATCGGCGCCATCGGCTCACCAAGCGGCTCGGGACCGCGCGGGACGCGCAAGCTGGCGGCCTCGGCCTGCCCAATCGGGTTGAGTTGGTTGAACCAATCAGGCAGTTTTGGCGCAAAGGGCGCCGCGACGTTCTGAGTCGGCACCAAATCGGTGCCTGTGGCGGGCGCGAGCGCCGGATTAGGCTCTCCCGGCGGCAGTCCGGCCGCCTTCATGATGTTGTCGGTGGCGTCCGAGACCGTCTGATTGCTCGCGTTGGGATCGACACGCCCCGTCAGCTTGCTGAAGGTGCCCAACAGGCCGCCAAACGCGCCGCCGACGGCACCGCCCTCGACAATCGAGGAGACCACGTTCTTGGCTTTGTCTACGGCCGTCAAATCAGGGCGGAAAGCCATCTCCGCGGCCGTCTGCGCGCCACTTCCGAGGGCTCCGGCCGCCGCATTGGACGCCGTGGCACCTAAAATACCATGACCGAAGGAGATTGCGCCTTGTTTACCGGTCGCCGAGGCGATCAAGCTCTCGGGAGCCAGTGTCTGGACCGCCGCAAGAGGTAGCGCGAGACCAAAACCAGCCAAGCGCTGCTCGTTGGTGCCTCCGCCGGGCTGTTGGTTGATGGTTTCCTGGATCGGACCAGCCGACAACGGGAGTGCGGCGAGACCCGCACCTACTGGGCCACCTAAAACTCCACCGGCAATAATCGAACCGATCTGTGGAAGCGCCTGACCAGCCGTGAAAAGGGCGTGATTGATGAATGTGCTCGGGCTCAGGTTCCCGTTTTGATCATGGAACCAGCCTGTATTCTTGATGTAGTCAGGTGTCGCCTGGGCTGCGTCTTGCGCGAACCGATCACCAGCTCCAGCCTGGCCTTCGATCTGCGCGGCACCACCGATTGATTGGGCATAGCTGTTGAGCAGCCCGTAGCCGCCGACCTTAAGACCGGCAATCAACGGGCTGGATGTGGACTGAGGCGTAGCCGCCGCAGCGTCATTCGCCGCGACTTGCTGAAGCACGTCAGGCGATAGCGTAGGAAACCCGGAAAGGTCCAAACCTATTGTCCCGTCTGGAGCATGCCCCAGCCATTCAGGGCTGTGTTCGAGGGCGCATAGATGCTTTGCAGCGTCTTGATCAGATCAGCCGTCGTCATACGCGGAGCTGCTGACATCGCCACATTAAGCGCAGCCTCCTGTGCGGCTCGAGCAGGGTTACTCGCCTGCATCAACTGAGCAGCCTGAGGCGCCAGTGCCGCCGGTATGAACCGGGACGCTTGCGGGCGCTGGTAATCGGACGCCTCCTGAGGAAGCACACCGTTCGGCGTGAAGTTACCAGTCAGCGGATTCTTGTAGTAGCCCTCTGGACCACCCGTTTGCGGGTTGATAACAGGCTTCGTCGCAGCCGTAGCCAGCGCGGCCGCTGCGTGAGCCACTGGAGCTGCCTCAACAACCGGCGGTGTGCCCGTCATAAACCCACCCGCGGGGAACATACCGCGTAGCGCCGCGCCGAGCTGGAGAGTCCCGAGCGCGCGCCCTACATAACCCAGATCCGGACCACCGGTGGGAACTTGGCTAGGATTGACCGACTGTGCACGCGCCACATTCGCCGGCGACATCGCCGGCAGGGCCGGGCGATTTACCGGCATCGGATCATTTGGATCGAGCATGCCTGCCAAGGTCAGTTGCCTACGTAAGAGAACCCATTACGACCAAACCCGAAGAGTGACTCGGAGAACTGCTTCTTTTGCATCTCTGCCTTAGCTTCGTCAACCAGACGCGCAAAAGATTGTCGAAACTCCTCCGCGCGCTCAGGGTCGCCCAAATCGTGATCAACGATTCTGAGAGCCAGATAGGCAGCGTAGTCAAGCACACCTAAGTGGAAGTCCTCGGGGATCTCAGGGATCACCTCTAGATCCGTATTGAAGTAGCGGATCTTGGGCATGCGCGCCACACGCATCTGCATGGTAGCGCCTGCCCAGGTGGGGCCGACGATGGGATAGAGGCGCACTGCCATGACACCCACCGACCCATTGGTGTCTGCTACCGTGTATTCGTCGGTGTCATATGCCAGTGGCTTACCAGGTGGGAGCTGCGACAGCCAGTTCGGGTTGAAGTAGTAGGTGTCAGGTTCGCGATAGGTATCGAAGTTGGCGTGCCCAGCGCGCGCCAGATCGGCCTTGTCCTCCTGAATGGTGCCGGTATAGACACCGTTCACCCAAGACCCGTTGCCGAGAGATCGGACCGAAAGCACCGCAAGGACCGTCGGGTCCAATGGATACATCTTCTGGTACGCGACGGTCTGAAACTGGGTATATTGGGTAGTGGTGCCGTCGCGGATACAAAGCGTCAGCTTGGCGAAGCGCCGGATGGCCTCGTCAATGTAGCGGCAGAGGGTGGCGTCGGTCCAAAGCTTATCAGAATCTCCCTCGATCATGTCCGAACGATCGTGGAGCATATTCTCGCGTAAACAGTACAACATTTCTCCGAGCGTCACGCGGCCCTCCCAAACTCGCCGTACAGTCGCGCCGCCTCCTCAGCATAGCGAGCATGTGCCTTTTCAGGCGTGTCAAAGCGGCCGAGATAATGGTCTCGACCGTCGTAGCGAATACAAGCAGAGCAACGCCCTTTTACTGGCTGTCGGACACCTTTTAGACCAAGACGGTTATTGGTTTGCGCACGGCGATTATGCTTGTTCTGACCGCCTGTTGCAGCCCGCAGATTATCCCAGCGGTTGTTCGCGCGATCCAAGTCGCGGTGATCAATCTCGTGCGTTGGCCAGACCCCGGTAACGTAGAACCATATGATTCGGTGTTCCCGATAGTTATGGCCGTTCAAGCGCACAGAACGATAGCCTGACAGCTCACGGCAACCCGCACGCCGGCCGACTAGCTCACGCCAGCGCTGGCCGATGGGGCGAACCCACGTCAGTTCACCCGTCGCAGGATCATAAGACAAGCGATGCCGCAGCTCTTCAAGGGAAATCGGCGGCGTCAAAATCACCCTTGTTACTCCGGTCGTTTGTGCTCGTCACGCACCAGACGATAAGGGAAGCGTTTGCGGTCTCGCGTGCCGATGATGCGCTTGGTCTGCGGGTCCATAATCGGCGTGGACATGATCGCGTTGTCCAGCACCTCGAGTACAGCCGGCGGCACATCAACCTCGACGCCGGGCTTCACGATATATGCGCGACCGTTGATCGAAATGGGCTGACCGGTCGGAGGGATGTTGTCGTTGTCCTCGAGGACAATACGGACATAGTCCTTGGGTAGCCCCACAGAGGGGGTCTTTAGAACGGGCGGAGCAGTCACTTCAGGCATTGGCTTAGTCCTCTTCGTCATCTTCCGAAGCCGTTTTGAACGCATCGGCGAATGAATCAACGGTGTTCTCCTTCGGGAGTGCTTTGTCTGCCACCAGCTCTATAAACTTGAGCATGGAGGACATCTCCTCGAAGACATAGTCGCGGGAGGGGTCTTTCCAGGAGTCGGATTTTTGGTTGGACTTGACGACCTCCGGGTCATCCACGCAGACGGTGAACCCATTCACCGCCCGCTCTATACGAATACAAGCCATTAGCGCACCGAGATAGCGATCGAGATCGTACCGTTGAGAGCGGCAGCACCGATGTTGCGGATGAGGATCGTTGCCGTCCCGCTACCCGGTTTGACAGACGATACCGACGGCTCGCCGGTCGTCGCCGTACCCAAGTTGACACTGACCAAAAGGTGCGATGTGGTCGAGATCGCCGAATTGGTCAGGGTGAGGGTGTAATCGGCGCCGGCAGCCGTCGTCAGTGACTCCGACGTGATGGTGCAGTTCACACCGTTGCAGGTCGCCGCGCCGGACGACGCTGTAGCGGTGTTGGATGTAACACCGTACAGCTCCTTGAGCATGGCCTTGATGCGGGACAAGACAATGTCTTCGCGATCGTTACCGGTCGCATCGAAATCTTGAAACGGCATGATTGCTCCTTAGCCCATCACGACGAAGGCATAGACCTTGGCGCTGGTATTGAGACCGGAGCCGAAGGTGAGCTGCGCAGTGCCCAGGGCGGGATACTCCGCGGTAATCGTGATGTCAGTCGTCTGACCATCGCCGACCTGGCCGGTGCCGGGCGTCGAGCCCTCTTCCGCCGAGTTCTCAGTGATGGAGTAGGACGTGCCGTTGGTGACGATCAGCGAGCTGGTGTCAACCGTAAAGGTGCCGGCGGTGACAGTCTTGATGGTGTCGGTGGACGGCATGCCATCGATCCACTCCCACTTCGTCACGTCGGTAATGTCGTAGACCGTCACCAAGCGGGGGGTAAAGCCGACGAAGACCTGGATCGAACCCGAGCCGTCGCCCGTGTAGTTGCCCGTCGCCATGTTGATGACGCCGTAAGACTGGTTGAGGGGCGCAAGGCCCGCAGTGTTCAGAGACATTTTTCAATCGCTCCTAGCGTGGAAAGGAAAAGCGGGGGCCGAAGCCCCCGGCTATTAGTTCGGTGCACCAGTCTCGAGGCGGGCCATCCAGAGATCCTGGAGGATGATCTGGGTCGTGTAGAGTTTCCAACCGACGGTGCCGCGCTGGGCGAGCGGGTCGCCGGCCGCCGGCTTGGGGTTCACAACCATCGGCGTCATGCTGGACTTGCCCTTGAGAGGGACGATGCCATAAGCATCGCGGCCGAAGACCAGGATGGGGTACACGTCGATGTAGGTGCCGCCCGTGCTGCGGAGGCCCGTCGGGTAGTTCGTGCTGTTGACCGCGGAGACCGCACCGCCGGCGTTGGTGAACGGGGCGATGATGGTCGAAGTCAGATAGCGAACCTGCTCGACGGTGCCGATCTCGCCCTCGAAGGGCGAGGTGTGCGGGCCATAGGACGCGACCGGGACGAAGCCGGCCATGTTACGAATGGCGGACTCGAGATCGGGATGGCAGACCGCCATGTAGGACGCTTCGACCGACTTCGTGTTGAAGTCCGGGGTCGACGCCACGACGCTGGTAATCTTGCGGGCGTTCTGCCGGTTCAGGGCGGTCGTCAGAGAGCGCTGATCCGTAAGGGAAATGGCCGTGACGATCGAAGCACGGCTGCCGACCGCACCGGCGTAGAAGACGTTGGTGCCGGCCTTCAAGGTATTGAACCGAAGGGTCTCGACAGTGACCGCTGCCTCTTCACCGAGGATGTCCGTCATCTGTTGGAGGACGGGATCGGTGTGGGTGTCCTCGATTACGTCGGTGATGGTGACGTAATCGCCATACTGCGCGAGCTGCGCGGTATAGTCCTGGTTGCCA